AGGCAGAATAGTAAAACAATAACTTTTAATTTGATATAATGGAGAAGTAAAATGGCTTATAACCAATCAGATCAGTTCTTTGAACCAAGTACTGATACTAACGCTAACTTTGCGAACTCCGTAAGTGGTCAAACTAACTCGTTTTTTCTTCCTGCAGTCTACTCTAAAAAGGTTCTTAACTTCTTTAGAAAGGCTTCAGTTGTAGAAGCGATCACCAACACAGATTACGCTGGTGAAATTGCCGCTTTCGGAGATTCCGTAAAGATTATTAAAGAACCTGAAATAACTGTGTACCAGTACGAACGTGGCGCAGACGTTACAGCAACTAAATTAACTGATCAAGAGTTGACTCTTGTAGTTGATACAGCTAACGCATTTAAATTTATCGTTGATGACATCGAAACTTCTATGTCTCACGTTAACTTTAAAGAAGTAGCTAGTTCATCTGCAGCATACGCTCTTCGTGATGCTTATGATGAAGGTGTAATTGCTACTATGTTCGCAGGTGTTTCTGCAGCAAGTCCTAACCACATTCTTGGTTCGGATAGTGCTACTGATTTAGCAGCAGGCACATTTGATGGAACTGGTAATCTTGACATCGGTTTTGCAGCAAGTGAACACGATCCTATTGACGTACTATCACACATGGCACGTTTAATGGATGAGCAAAACATCCCAGAAGAAGGAAGATGGTTCTTAGCATCGCCTGACTTCTATGAAGTTCTTGCAAGTTCATCGTCAAAACTTTTGTCTGTTGATTTTAACGCAGGTCAAGGTTCTATTAGAAATGGTCTAGTAACTTCTGGTAAGTTGCGTGGATTTAGCATGTACAAGACTAACAACATTGCAAGCACAACTAATGCTGCAGGCAAATGTATTGCAGGTCACATGTCATCTACAGCTACTGCTCAGACGATTACAAGTACAGAAGTAATCAGAGATCCTGATAGCTTTGGTGATATAGTACGAGGACTCCACGTTTACGGTGGAAAAGTACTACGTCCAGAAGCATTAGTTTCTGCTTTCTACGGTATTGACTAAATAGTTTTGGGAGGTGTCAAAACCTCCCATTTCTTTTTTTAGAGTATAAATTTTATTAAACGCAAACAAGGAGACATAATATGTCAAACCCAGTATTTAAAGTAAGAGATACAGGGCGCAACTCAGCTCGAACAGTCGATGTTGGGAAAATTGCTGACAATATCTGTACTTCGTGGACTTCAGCTACAACAGGAACTATTGCAGTTACTGCTGACGCTACTTACGATGTTACATTTACGCAGCCTGCTGACACTATCATAAGAAACCTAATTGCCATTCCTGCAGGTAACATTGTTACAGCAGGAGCTTCAGGTGATGATGTTGATTTTGATTTAGGTACTTCAGCAGGTGGTGGACAAATTATTGATGAAAAAGCTATCTTAGATGATGGTGGATCAGCAGTAACTTGGACAGCAAACGCACCTTTGTATATTATTCAAGACTCACATGGACACGCTGCTAACGCTTTTGTAGGAACAGGAGTAACAGCAGGTGTTGTTGGAGGCCCAGCAACTTCAGAAGCTATTGTTATAGCATCTACGTTGTATAGTGCTGCTGCTCGTACACTACATGCTCGTCTTAAGCCACTAGCAAATAACCTTGCTACGGCAGCTACAACTGTTACTTATTTAGTTGAGTTTTTACATCTCGGCTCAACCCCTGATTAAAAATGCCACAGATAGGTAATGATAAAAATCCTATGATCCTAAATGGCTCTAGTAAGCCTAAAAGCACTAGAGTCTTAGGATTGTTAGGTAACGCATATTCTGGTGAAGCAAAACAGAAGTACGTTGATAACTATGATCGTATTTTTGGTAAAAAGAAAAAGGGTAAATAATGGCTACAACATACTTGACATTAACAAATGAAGTTCTTAGAGAACTAAATGAAGTACAATTAACTTCTGCTAACTTTTCAAGTGCTGTAGGAATACAAGCTTTTGTCAGAGAAGCTATTAATAGATCAATAAATGATATAGCCAATCAAGAACCTCAGTTACCTTTTTTTTCTGCAGCAGCTAGTGGAGGTACAGATCCTTTTTATGGTAATGTAACTGTAGCTAGTGTAGCAGGAACTAGATGGTACACTCTTAAGTCAGGTAGTTCTAGTATTACTACAGACTATGCTTCTATAGATTGGGATGATTTTTACTTAACTACTATAAACGTATCAGGAGAATCTGCTCCGTTTGTATCTAAAGGTTTAAAGTTTTTAAGTTTATCAGATTGGAAAAGATATGTACGAGACTCTGAAAACGCTGACGATGCTAAAGGATCAGATGCAAGTCATGGTGAACCTCGTTATGTAATTCGTAGTCCAGACCACAGAAAGTTTGGTCTAAGTCCTATACCTGATAAAGTTTATAATGTTCATTTTTATGCTTATGATGTACCTACAGAATTATCTGCACATGGAGATACTATAACATTTCCAGATCAATACGCTTCTGTAATTATAGCTAGAACACGTTACTATGTTCATCAGTTTAAAGAAAACTTACAGCAGGCTGCTTTTGCATTAGATGATTATAAAACAGGTATGAAACGTATGAAATCTAATTTAATCAACCCACAACCTAAGGACATAACAGACGATAGGATTTATTTCTAATGGCAGCTTCACAACCATTTTCAGTACCATTGCAAGGAGGACTGGATAGATCTAGTAACACAATGGAGCTTCTTTCAAAACCCGGAGTAGCTACAAGATTATCCAACTTTGAAGTGTCTAATAAAGGTGGGTATAGAAGAATAAACGGATATACTCAGTTTGGTGATGGCACAAGACCTAATAGCACTAATGAAATATTAGGACTTAAAGTTTATGCAGATGGAGTTATTGCAACCTCAGGAACAAATATATACTTTAGTCAAGATGGTGATAGTTGGTTGCAGATAAATAAAGATAGTGTATCAGGAAGTGGAGATAACTTTAGTACATTTTCAGGACGAAGCACTTTAACTAGAACCTCACAAAATAAAGGACACTTTGCAATCTTTGAAGGTGATACAGATTATGGTGAAGTAGTTATTACAGATGAAGGTTCAGGATGCAAACCTTTCTTATTTAAAATGACAGGAACAGGAGCAGAGTTAAGTTCTAGAACATTTTTTGCAGAAGAGATTACAGTAAGTGGTACACATTATCCTAAGTTTTGTGTAATCCACGATAAACATTTAGTAGTTGCAGGAGCAGCTACAGCTAAAAATACAATCTTTTATAGTGGTACAAGTGATATAAATGATTTTACAAGTTCTGGATCAGGAAGTATTTTGTTAGATGATCAAGTAATAGGACTCAAATCTTTCCGTAATGAATTGTTTATATTTTGTAAAAACTCTATATATAAATTACAAAATATAAACAATGCAAGTACAGTAGCTGTTGTACCAGTTACAAAGAACGTAGGTTGTGTAGATGGTAAGACTATACAGGAATTTGCAGGTGACTTGATTTTCCTAGCTCCTGATGGTTTTAGAACCATTGCAGGTACAGCAAGAATCGGTGACGTAGAATTAGGAACTGTAAGTAAAGCTATACAACCTTTAATTAATGAAATACTAACAAGTTCTATAAGTTATGAATTTAATAGTGTGGTCCTTAGAGATAAGTCTCAGTACAGAATGTACTATAGTGGTTCAGCAGAATCTACAGCTAACTCTAAAGGTATTACAGGAACTCTCACAGCTAGAGGTTTTGAGTGGACAGAAGTGAAAGGAGTACAAGCTCCTGCTATAACATCTGGATTTAACGCTGCAGGAAAAGAAAAAGTATTTCATGGAGATAGAACAGGATTTGTTTATAATCACGATACAGGTCCATCTTTTAATCCTGCAGGAACTGAAACAAATATCCTAGCTGAATATCAGTCTCCTGATTTTGATTACGGAGATTTTGGAACTTTAAAAACTTTAGATCATATTAAAGTATCTTTAAGACCAGAAGGAGCTACAGACGCTACACTAAGAGTTAGGTTTGATTTCGATACTTCTGATAAAATACAACCTTTAGATGTTTCTTTACAAACAAATGATCCTGCTATATTTGGAACTTCGACATTTAATGGTGGAGCTAAGTTTGGTGCGCCAGAAGCTCCTTTAATTAGACAACACATACAAGGGAGTGGACATAGTAACTTCTTTAAAATATTTAGTGAAGATACTAACGCACCGTACACTATTAACGGTTTATATGTAAACTACAGACCTTCTGGGAGATTATAAAAAATGGCTCAATCATACACTAGACAGAGTTCAATAGCAGATGGAGATACCATAACTGCTGCACTCTTTAACAATGAATACAATCAATTACTAAATGCTTTTAGTTACTCTTCAAGTAGTGCGTCTTCTACAGGACACAGGCATGATGGTTCTGCAGGACAAGGTGGTAATGTTCCACAAATAGGAGACTTAGACTTTTTAAATAAAGTTGTTGTTGATAGCACTAACAATAGAGTAGGTTTCTTTGTAGAAGTTTCTTCTTCTGCTGTAGAGCAAATTAGAGTTCAAGACGGAGCTATAGTTCCTGTTACAGATAACGATATTGATTTAGGAACAAGTTCATTAGAATTTAAAGATGGTTACTTTGATGGTACAGTCTATGCAGATGCTATAAACTTTAATGGTACTGCAATCTCTGCTACTGCAGCAGAACTAAATATTATGGATGGAGTTACTGCTACTGCTGCCGAACTTAATATTCTTGATGGTGTTACTTCGACTGCTGCTGAACTTAATATTCTTGATGGTGTAACGTCAACTGCAGCCGAACTTAATATCTTAGATGGTGTAACATCAACTGCTGCAGAGCTTAATATTCTTGACGGTGTTACTGCTAGCGCAACAGATTTAAATCTTATAGATGGTATTACAAACGGTACAGTTATTGCAAGTAAAGCAATTATTACTGACTCTAATAAAGATATTACTGGTGGCAGAAATATTACAATCTCTGGAGAACTTGATGCAGCTACATTAGATATTAGTGGAGATGCAGATATTGATGGTACTCTTGAAGCTGATGCAATTACCATAGCAGGTGTAACACTTTCAGAAACTATTAGTGATACTGTAGGAGCTATGGTATCTAGTAATACTGAAACTAATATAACAGTTTCATACGATGATAGTGATAATACATTAGACTTTGTAATTGGTACGCTTAATCAAGACACTACTGGAACAGCAGCATTAGCAACAACAGTTACATTATCTGCAAACAACAGTACAGACGAAACTATATTTCCAGTTTTTGCTGACGGTGCTACAGGAACTCAAGGATTAGAAACTGATACAGGATTTACTTATAATCCA